GCGGAAGAACACAAGATGAGATTAGGGAGTGGTTTATAGCCACAGATAATAGAAAAATAGAAATACTAAATAGGATAGAAAATGAAAGAATATATTTATGACACTTGGAATAGTGTAATGGATTCCAGTATAAGTCCTCTAAAAAATATACCTAATCTACAAGTTAGGCATTTAATTATGCAGATCCTTGCGTGGATGTGGGTAAGCGTATGCTCTCTTTATATGGGAAGTGTATTGTTTTGGGGAATTAATGCGATTGCACACACACTGCTACTTGCAGCAATTGTAATTACTGTAGGTACGTTTGATACTGCAAGACGTAATCCCGGAGTATTTAAGCGTATTGATGGCTATAATGGTCGGAGGTTAAGTGGTGAGCATGATTGATTTAAATAAATATAAAGAATTTGTAGATGGAGTAACATCAGAAACTTCTAAGTCGTTAAATGATACTAGAGATAGACTTACTGAATTAGAAGATATGGGATTACCTCATCCTTCTAGAATACTTACTGGCGCTATAGGAATTAGTGGAGAAGTTGGCGAATATAATGAATTAGTTAAAAAGTTAATGTTTCATAGTAAACCGTATAATCAAGAGTTTAAAGATCGACTAGAAAGTGAACTAGGAGATATTATGTGGTACTGGATTCAAAACTGTTTAGCATTACATTTAGATCCTAATGAAGTGATAGCAAAAAACTTTGAAAAACTAAAAGATCGTCATCCAGATGGAGAGTTTAATCCTAGATATGTTTCTGATTCAGGAGTTAGTATAAGTGGAATATAATTCATTAGAAGAGGTTATGAAACTTTTTGATAGAGGTATAAAATAATGAAAGTAACTATTTGGAGTACCCCAACTTGTAATTTTTGTGTCAAAGCTAAAACAACTTTGAGTATGATGAAAATTGATTATGAAGAAAAAGTAATAGGAAAAGAGTATACCAAAGAGCAATTTTTGGAAGCAGTGCCCAATGCCCGCACTGTTCCACAAATTTTTATTGATGATAAGCATGTAGGAGGCTATAATGAGTTATTAGATTTTTTAGAATCTGATACTAATTAAAGGAGACTTACTACTTGGGTAACGGAAATAATAATAGTAATAATGGTAAAGCACAACCACTTAAAAAGGTGAGAATAGACGATCTACAGACATTCTCACCTATTACAGACAACCAAAGAAAAACATATGAAGCATACAAAGAAAATCAACATTTATTACTTCATGGCATAGCAGGAACAGGCAAAACATTTATATCACTATATTTAGCATTAGAAGAAGTATTAGACCCTTCATCTGTTTATAATGATATATTTATAGTAAGATCCGTAGTCTCAACTAGAGATATAGGTTTCCTGCCTGGTGACGAACAAGAAAAAGTATCTTTATATGAAGCTCCGTACAGATCTGTCTGTGGGGAGCTTTTTGGTATAAAAGATGCTTATGACGCCCTAAAACAACAGAATAACGTAAAGTTTATGAGTACGTCTTTTATCAGGGGCATAACTATAAATAACGCTGTAGTGATTGTGGATGAATGTCAGAACTTGAATTTTCATGAACTTGATAGTATAATTACTAGAATAGGTAAAAACAGTAAAATTATATTCTCTGGGGATTATACACAATCTGATCTAACTAAGGAAAACGATAAAAAAGGTATTCAACACTTTATGAAAATCCTTAAATGTTTAAAAGAATTTACTGCTATTGAGTTTGGAATTGATGATATAGTAAGAAGTGACTTTCTTAAACAATATATCATAGCAAAGTATAATATACAATCTAATGGAAACTATTAATGTCATACTAGACTCAGAGTCAGAACATAGACAATGTAAGTTGCTAGGTGAGTACATAGAATGGGGAAAAACTAGACTTCCTAATTTATATATAAAATTAAATCACTTGTTTCCTAACTATATATTAAAGTATAAAACTTTAGTAGATATTGAAGAAATAACAAACTGGGTTTATCCAATAGAAGTACCTTATGTAAAACAAGTAATAAATATTAAAAATTTTATTAATATAATTCCTAGTAGAGTAGTAAATAACAAAGGTATTATATTATTTATTCTAAGAGAAAATTTATTAGATAGTGATGTATATAAAATACAAAAATCTATGAAAAATAAAGATATAGCTAAACGAATAGTATTTTTATCTGTGCATAAAGATAATAATCATAACTTTAAACATTATAATGTAGCTCCTCATCATTTTCATAACTTTAGTGTTGATCAAAGAAATACAACAGAATTAGATAATAATACTTGTACCTTTATAGATAATTATAATAAAAGACATTTTTGTTGTTTTCTACAACACTATGCAGATAATCCAGAAAGAAAATATTTATTGAGTTTTTTAGAAAAACATAACTTACTAGATAAAGGTTTTATTTCTGCAAAAAATTATGGAAAAGATTTTAATACCACAGGTAAAGGTGGTTACTCTTTTACAAGTTATAACTCTGTATTTAATGATTTAGATATAGCTACTACTATTAATAATTCATATATTAATATAATACCAGAAGGAAATTTTACCCATAGAGAATCACAGTGTGTTACCGAAAAACCTTTAAGAAGTTTTTTCTATAAAAAACCTTTTATAATGATGAATAGACAATATGATTTAAAATATATACATAGTATGGGATATAAAACTTTTTCACCTATTATAAATGAGTCTTATGACAATATATATAGCCATTCTAATAGACTAGCAGCTATATGTATAGAAATAAAAAGATTAATGAATAAACCTTTTATTGAATTTAAAAAAGATATGAAACAACTAGAGGATATATGTAATTATAACTATATGATATATAAAACTAGAGAAGAAAAATTAGAAAAGTACTTATATGAGCAACTACTGTCTGTAAAGAAATAAAAAGATTAATGAATAAACCTTTAAACGATTTTGTTAAAGATATGAAACAGTTACAAGATATATGTGAGCATAATTACAAATTATATCTAACTAACAAAGAGGTATTTAAGAACAAGTTTTATAAAAAAATACATGGAACAAATAATGAATAGTATATATAAAAACTTTGATAATAACACACTAAACTATGATCATGATTATTACCCTTGGGCTTTATGGGTGTTGGAAACAATACAAGAATTATATCCTTATGTAACCAGTCTTGAAAATATACATAATGAAGTAGCTACTAGAGAACTTGTATATATAACAGACATGGTACAAAAAAGACTGAGTGCTCCTAATTATTCTAAAGAGTTTGATGCTTTTGCGGAAACTTATATAGCACCTCTATTAGACAATAAAAGATACTTAATTAAGAGACGCCCGACTCTTAATTTAGTAATACCTAATCAAGAAAGATTAGGTAGAAAACTACCATTTCATCAAGGTATATTTTATAAAAATGGTAGAGGCCAAGGTACTATATGGATGCCGTTAACAAGAGCATATGATACTAACTCTATGTATGTAGTGCCTACAGATAGTTCTAGAAAAATTACAAAGGCATTAATAAAAGATCAATGGGATCAGAAAACATTTGAAGATACATGTCTACAAACTGCCTATCCATTAGATTTAGAGATAGGACAGGCACACTTATTTCACCAAGAAATACTACATGGTAATGTGAATAATGAAACTGATATTACTAGAATGGCTATAGATTGGCATGTCTTAATAGAAGGAGAAGAATTTGGAGGCAGGCTTCCTGGTGGATTCTTTAGGTTACCTAATGACATAGAATATAGAACAATAAATCATACAAATGATACCTGTATAGGATATATAGGTAATAATACAAACTATGACAGAGATATTCCTCTTAATCTACAAAGAGATGCAGTCCGGTCATTTTGTAAAGAATATAATATACCTAATAATATGATGCAAGTTGAAAATGAATATCTACATTGGCTGCCAATATTACAAGATTTATTAGAGTCAAAAATAGATGTTATAGTCATGCATAGTATATATTCATTACCTGACGATATAGATAGACGTGAATATATAATGGATCTAGCTTTAACAAATAAAGTTACTATATGGTTTGCTAATGAAGAGTTTTGTCTGAGTAATGAGTCTGAGAAACAAAAAATTAATACATATTTAAATTTCGGCCATAAGCATAAAGGATGGATGCCGTGGGAGACATGATATTACAAGAAACTAGTATAGATTATGATTTATCTTTTATACATAATATTGAATGGTTTAATTATAAAGACCCTTTAAAAGATATTATGACTCACCAACTTAAGGAACTGCATGCACCATATGGAGGTATGCCCTCTAGCTATACAGATGAAAATACTATCATATATCAAAAATTCTTATCTAAGTTTGAAATAGATTATGAGATCTTAAGTCAGCAAACAAATATAGATATACATACTGTATCCGTAATAAGACAAAGACCGGGAAATTGTATACCTTTACATGTAGATAAATTCTATAAACTAAGGCAAATTAAACCTGATGGTAAACCTGTTAGAGCTAATATTTTTGTAGAAGATTGGGCAGACGGACATATACTTCAGTTTGGAGACGAGTTAAAATGGAATTGGAAAAAGAACACAGGATGGATATTTAATGAACATGTTCCTCATCTATCAGGCAATTGTGGTATGCAAGATAAATATACCCTACAACTATCAGGATTTTTTAAGTAATGGCAATTAGATATACAAATTTACCAGATAATAAAAGTAAACCTTTTGGAGGTGCTTATAGTGTTCATGATAGAGAATTAACTACTTATAGAGATGAAACTATACGAATGTTTACTGTTAATAATAATTATACAGAGAAAAATGCAGAGATAATCAAACAAGATTTTTTGCAAACATATAAACAATGGATGTTTAGTTCTTTTCCTAGAATTAAAGGAGTAGAACAGTATACACATATGTGTTTTACACAAGGAACTACAGAATCTTTTGCACAGTTTTATATTAGATACAGAGATAATCATAGACTACGAATAGCAAAAGGTGAATATTTCTATAACCAAATGATGAAATCATTATGGTATAGTGATAATTTTGCTTGGTTAGATGACGAACCTATCAAAGAAGGTGATGTAGTATTACTAAGTGTACCCTTTGCAGACACAGGTGCTGTTCCTAGTGATCTTGAAAAACTATTATGTGAGTGTGATAAATTAAAAGTACCAGTTATGTTAGATTTAGCATATCTTAATTTAACAGTAGATATATCATTTGATCTGTCTCATCCTTGTATAGAATATGTAGTGTCATCTCTTTCTAAAGTATTTCCTATTGAGAATCATAGAGTAGGTATCAGACTACAAAAAGAACCTTTTGAAGACCAAATATATGTAATAAATGAGTATAACTATAATTATATTAATTTATTAAGTGCATATCTTGGTACTGCTATGATGAAGAAGTTTTCAGCTAATTATGTATTTGAGAAATACCATAGTAAACAATTAGCACTTTGTCAAAAACTTGATTTAGTACCTTCCTATTGTGTGTATTTTGGTATAGACTACTCTGGACGGTTTAGAGAATATAACAGAGGTGGTAATGGAAACAGATTATGTTTCTCAAGAATTTGGGATGGAAGAATGACGTATGAGTTGTAATAATGACTGGGACGAGTTAGAAGAGATTATAGTAGGTACAGCGGATTATTGTAATATACCTATACCTAATATTAGTACTCTAAAATGTCAGTACCCAGAGTTTGAAGAAGAATATATAAAATCAGTAGCAGGTTTCTATCCTCAACAAATTATTAATGAACAGAATGAAGATCTTGAAATACTAAGTAATACTCTAAAATCTTTAGGAGTAAAGGTACATAGGCCAAATACTCAGTATGCAGAATCAAATACGCAATCACCTACATGGCACGGTAAAAATTGGCATTATTATTCTCCCAGAGATCTCACACTTATTGTAGATGACAAAATCATAGAAACTCCTTCTCCTATATGGAATAGACAATTTGAGACATGGGGCTATAGAGATATTTTTACCCAAATGTTTCATGAAGGGTATTCATGGCTAAAAGCTCCTATACCTTTATTATCATATGAAAACTATAAAGAAGATACTAATGGAGTTCCTGCATTAAACAATAAAGAGATTTTATTTGAAGCAGCTAATTGTGTAAGAGTAAATGACGATATTCTATACCAAATATCAAATACAGGTAATAGGTTAGGTGGAGAATGGTTACAACGCATTTTAGGTAATAAGCATAAAGTACATATTACAGAAGGTCTTTACTCGTATGCACACTTAGACAGTACTATAGTACCTGTTAAAGAAGGATTAGTTTTATATAATGCAAGTAGAGTAAATCTTAATAATGAACCCGAAATATTTAAGTCTTGGGATAAAATTTGGATTAATGAATGTGTAGGAAAAACAACAGCACCAGCAGGACTACCATGGGGAGCTAGTGAGTGGATTGGTATGAACTTCCTTAGTGTGAATAGTAAACTAGCTATTGTAGATAAAAAACAAACAGAAATTCATAAAAAACTAAATGCTGTAGGTATTGAAACAATACCTTTAGAATTACGACATGATAGACTCCTAGCTGGAGGATTTCATTGTGTTACTTTAGATCTAAAAAGAAAGAGAGCATAGTAAATGACATTAACAACTTTACTGGAAAAAATACCAGAGTTTAAAGGTGCAAACTTTTTAATTAGAGTGCCACTTGCAATAGTGTTTATACTACAAGGACTATCAAAGTTACCAGTTAATATAGAAGATGCCGAAAGTTATGGACTACCGATGACTGTTTGGTTTTTTGTAGCATGGGGAGAGTTATTTGCAGGTGTAGGGTTACTCATTGGGGCTCTAGCCATATTCCCTAAACTATGGCCAGTTTTTGGAGATGCACTAACTAGATTCTGTGGCATCACTATTTGTGGGATTATGACAGGAGTTATATTAATAGGTGAGCCAGATAGTTTAATAGATGTCTTATTATATGATAATCTTCACATTATGTTGTATTGTGGTGGATTATTTTTTGCTCTTAGAGGCAACAGGATATATCTAAATGGCCTATAATAAAAGTAAAGCTAAAGGTTCAGCATACGAACAAAAAATAGCTGTATTATTAAGTAAAGAGTTTGATGTAGAATTTAGGAGAGTTCCTTTGTCTGGAGCTATAGACTACTTAAAAGGAGATATATGGACACCACATGATACTGCGTGGTGGCCCTATTGTATTGAGTGTAAACATTATAAAGAGATTCAATGGAATAACTTATTAACTTCTAAAACTACTAATATATTTGGATTTTGGGAACAAACAGTGCGTGAAGCAGAAGTAATGAAAAAGAAACCTCTATTACTA